TATTACAAAACCAAATGTTGCTCCCATATCCTTTGTAAAAACTGCTGTTTGAGTCATAAACCCAGGACCTATTGCTGATGTTGCCATTAAAAATGCTGCTCCTAAAAGAACCGATAAATTATTTTTTTTCTCCATTTTAACACCTCATCTTATTATATAAACTCATGTAATGATTTTACTTCTATGCCATTTTCAATTAAAGCTTTTCTTATTCTTTCAACAAATTCAATAGCTTTTGGATTATCTCCATGTACACAGATAGAGTCAGCAGCTATATCAATTTCTTCTCCATTTACAGCTGTAACTTTTTTAGTTTTTACCATTTTTATAACTCTGGCAATAGCTTCATCGGGATCCTTTACAAAAGCTCCTGGAAGAGTTCTATTAACTAAAGTTCCATCTGCATTATATCCTCTGTCTGCAAAAACTTCTTCTGCAACTTTTAAACCTCTTCTTTTAGCCTCTTTTGCCATATAGCTTCCACTTAAAGTCATAACTATTATATCCTTGTTAAATTCTTCTATACCGTCTAAAACAGCATCTGCTAAATTCTTTTCAACAGCTGCCATGTTGTAGAAAGCTCCATGTAACTTCATATGTTGAAGTTTTACCCCATTTGCTTTTGCAAAAGCATCCAAAGCACCTAATTGATATAGCATATATGCTCTAGCTTCTTCAGGGCTTATAACCATTTTCCTTCTACCAAAACCTAAAAGATCGGGGAATCCTGGGTGAGCTCCAACTGCTACATTATTTTCTTTGGCAATTTTTATAGTCTTGTCCATTATTAATGGATCACCTGCATGCCAAGCACAAGCACAGTTTACACTAGTAACACATTTCATAATTTCTTCATCCATTCCTAGTTTGTAAGCTCCATAACCTTCACCAATGTCTGAATTTAAATCCACATAAAATTTCATAATTCTCCTCCTTATGGTATAAAAAAATTCACTTCTATTGTTTTTATGCCTATAAGAGATATAATACTTTTTTTATTTTAAGTTGTCAATATATTATTTAAAATATACTATTTAAGTTTATTATGTAATATTTTTAAATTGACTTAAACTTAATTTTGTTAAGTAAAATTTGACATATCAATTAAAATATGTTAATCTTAGTTTAAAAGCACTCATAGCTCAATTGGATAGAGCATCTGACTTCGGATCAGGGGGTTACGGGTTCAATTCCTGTTGAGTGCACCATATGTTTTATTAAAATTTCATAAAGTTTTAAATCTCCTTAAAATCATAAGTTGAAACTGTTGAAAAATTAATAAACTTTTATAAAATTCTATATAATATAAAAATTACAACAGACAAACAACAGACAAAATTTTATAACAAAAAAGCAGGAAATTAATCCTGCTTTATTTTTAATTTTGTTTTGGATAGAACACATCAATTGTATCATATCCGTCATCTGTTTCTTTTATAACATTTACTTTCTTAGGAAAATCACCTTTTAAAACTTCTGTTTGATTTTCAACGAATGATTTTAATTCTTCTAAATCTTCTTTATCGATATAGCCACATTTGAAAGTATCTATCATATCTTCGCTATCTCCTACGATTTTATAACTTTCAATTTCTACTAAATATTCACCTGTTTCTTTTATAAAGCTTAACCCTCTTATTATTCTTTCTTCTAATCTTGACATTTTTAAAACCTCCATTTTTTTATTTTTAATTAAATTTTCAAGTTCTTCTAATTCTTCAAGTGTAGCATAATCTCTTATAAATCTTTTCGCGGCAGTCTTATCATTAGAACGATATTTATTAGGTCTAGCCTCTGGATTTTTTTCTAAATATCTTTCATTTGCTTTAACTTGAGCCTTAGAGGTTTTATAACCTTTTCTTTTTTTTTCTTCCATTTTATCCTCCTTATATTTGGAGGGGCTTTTTACCCCTCTATCTTATCCTTGTAAATTTTCTTTCAGTTTCTGGTCTCCAATTTCCAGCCATTACTTCATCATAATGTCTAGCTATTTCTATTTGTCTTTTAATAGCTTCGACATCATTTCCGTGTCTGTGAAATATAAATATATTTTCATAGACAGATAATTTTAAGATAACTCCTATTTTTTCATCTTCTACAAAGATTACTGTTTTTTCATCTCTATAAAATTTTAATCCTAGTTCATTGTGGTTCATTAATTCTTTTAACATTTTCATCACTCCTTTGATTTTACTTGATTTTTTATTTAAGAAGTGATATAATCTAAGTAGTTGAAGCTAAGATTAAATCACTCTTAGTTTACCCCTCAGAAGAGGGGGGATAAATTACTTTTCCTTTTTAGTAATTGTAATTGTTAGTGTCCAGCTCCCAATCACAATTTTAAATTGGATTTTCATTTTATCACCTCCTTTTCCCTTGAGGTACTTTAATGATATCATAATCATATGATTATGTCAACACTTTTTTATATTTTTTTAAAAATTTTTTAACCTTAGATAAATCCATATATTCAAGCAATAAAAAAAGATGGGGTAGTATAAAAACTACCCCTTTATTTAATTTCTTCATCGAAATCTTTCTCTTTTAATTTTTCTGGTTTTATATCTTTTGGATCCGTATCTTTAGTATTACATTTATCGCCCTTGCATTGCTCTAATGCAATTTTTAATTTTTCAGGAATAGGCAATCCTAACTTACTTGCATTTTCTATAACAGATAAAAACTCTGTAGCTACATAGAAAACTATAACTAAATTACGGATACCAACATTAGGTACAAGCTGCTCTATAACTGAGGAACATGAAACTATTATAAGTATAAAGACTTTCTTGCTTATCCCTTTATAGGCTCTAGCACTATTAACTGTTTTAGTTATGTATCCAGCCCAAATTCCTGTTATATAGTCTACTAGCATGAGAAAAACAAGTACTTTTACAGATAAATCAAATCCTCCCAATGCCCAAACAAGAACAGATATCCAACCAGTCCAAACCATAGCAATTCCATTTTTAGCACTTATAAAAAAATCTTCCAATTTACTCACCTCTTCTGAAATGGCTAGCCCCAAAAAGTCTAACCATTCTATACATTAAATTTCTTTTAATTATTCCCACTCCCCATTCTGTCATAATCTCCAAGAATATTTCATCAGCTTCTTCTCTGGTAACATCTAAAGTACACTGGCTAGAGTATAGCCAATCATGGACTACAGCCGCTCTCCCATGCTTACCATAGCTGTTGATTATGTTTCTAAAAACTCTTGGGATTGAGGCATAATCTGTTTTGAAACCTTTTGGGACTGTCACAAGTCCTTTAGATGTTCTGTAAGTATAATCTTCTAAAACTTCCCAATATTTATCGTCAATAGGTGTTGTATTTAATCTAGTCATTTCCATCTTTTCCCTCCTTGCTTTCATAGAAATTAATTCTTTGTCTTAAAGTACTTAGATATGCACTCATGTACCTCATTTGGTCTCTTAAATGCATTTGCTCTATCGGAGTTAACTTGTTAAAAGTATCTGTAGTAAAGAATCTATCTAGCTTAATTATTTTCTCTTGTAAGTCATCTTTTTCTTTTATTATTCTGTCTAAAAAACTTTCCATTTCTATAACTCCTTTACTTATAAGCAACTCTGTCTGCACCTTTGATTTGCCAATGCGGACCATCTTTAAAAGTTTTCCAACAATTTCCGCCCCACTCAATACCATACTTTTCTAACAGTCCTGCCTTTTTAGCGATATTATAGATATCTTGGTAGTAGTGAAAATCTTTCCAATTTCCTTTATACTCTCCATTCACAATTACACCAATATCCGCTGCATAACCTAGCCCATCAAATTTAATCTGATGATTGGACTTTAATTTATATCCATCTACTTTAGTTACTTTAGATCCTGGGGCAGTTCTGCCTTTTTGATATTCTAAATTTTGCTCTGCTGCTGTTCTAACCCCTGCCGTAATCTTAAAATCCCAGGGACTTATCTTTATAAGTTCTGTCATAAAATTTACCAGGTTTGGATGCACCCCTTTCAACATTTTTAAACTTGTTTCTGATAATGTATACATTTAAAAATCACCTCCTAAAAATGACCTTGTGAAAGCCTGTTTAAGCCAATTAAAAAAAGGTAGCCATATAAAACTACCTTTAATTTATTTAATCCCATTTAATAGCTTCTAGTTCCTTAACAGTTCTAACTTCTCTTATTTTCTTAGTTATAGCGGTATATTTGTTTTGAGCAGAAATGACTCTTAATATCCATGAGAAGTAAATTAGATTTAATTCTCCAAGTGAAATAGTTGCAATAGAGTTATCTTTCAATCTCCACTGAGTTGGTAGCGATTTTAAAAGTTGCTTTAATTTTCCAGCTTTCATAGCCATTTTGATTTTTTCTTCTAGCTCTGCATCTACAGGAATACCTAAAGTACTTAATGCATCTTTAATTACCTCATAATCCTCTATTTCTCCAGCCATATCTAACGCCATCTTGACCCTCATAAAATTAACTTCATCATATTCTTGCATTTGGAATATTTTTCCATTATGCTCATAACTTCCAAACATCTTATCTAGCAGTATTTCTCTGAACTTGTGCCTGAAAGTTCTTTTAACATCTTCCATATCTATATCCCAAGTATGCGTAGATGTATTCCACGTATGATAAGAGCTTGGTTGTGGTACAACCTTTAATTTCTTATCTTCTATGTACTCTCCAGGAGCAAGTTGAACCTCGATATCTTCTTCTATAAGTTCTTCTCTAGTCATTTCTCTTATAGTGTTAGTAGCTTCATCATATGTTGGATATTTAAATGGTTCAGTTCTCTCAATTACAACGTGTTCAGACGAGGTAAGTTCTGGATAATCCAGGAATAAATTCCCCTCCATGAACTGCATAACTTCGTCGGCTGTTAAATTAACAGTGAATGCGAGTCTCGATTTTTTCTCTTTTGTATAAATATAAAACATAACATCTCTCCTTTCAAATGTGAGTAGATTTTCAAATCTATTTAGATTTTTATAATTTAAAATGCTGTTTTGAGTATCTTATATATAAAATTCTTAAAAATTATGTTTAAGAAAAAATATAAAAATGTGCTCAAAAACAGAAAATAAAACTATAAATTCTTTATAAATTTGAAAATCTCCATAATATTAATCTAAAAAATACCTAACTTTTTTCTTGCATTTATAATGCTATTTCTTACTTCAACTGGATTAGCTTTAGCTATATAGTGTTTGCTCGTAACTCCGCTACTAGAGTGGTTTGCATAACTACTAGCTAAGCCTAATCCAGCTAAATTATTGATTAAATTTATTGCTGTTTTTCTTAATGAATGAGGGTATAGATCCTCTATCCCTAATATCATACCTAGCTTTCTAATCCTATTTCTAATAGCTCCTTGAGTCATCTGTTTATAGATTTTTCCGTACTTTGTAATAAAAAACCAATCTACATCTATCTCATTTTTTGCTCTGTACTGTATCCATTCTTTTATTAATTCCTTGCATTTTTGGAAAAAGAAAGCATTAACTATATAGCCCTCTTTCTCCTTAACATCTCTAAAATACCCATTTTCTAAATCTAGCTGCTCCATCTTTAAATTCTGAATAGCAGATATCCGACAAGCACTGTCTAAGAATAATTCCCATAATATCCTGTCTTGCAAGTCATATTTCTTAGATTCTACTTGCATATATAAGCGAACAGTCAATATTTGCTCTGTTGTAAGAAAATAACTGTTTCTAACTTTGTCTTTTTCTGTAAACCTTAACTTGTCCAATTTACTATCGAAAGGATGGTATTTTATTTTGTTTCTACGAACACACCAAGCATAAAATGTACTTATTGAAGTAGTTTTATTCATCAATGTTCTTTTAGAATTCCCTAAACTTCTACAGTAATTCCTGTAACTTTCCATTATAGTTGGCATTTCTAGTAATGTTTCTTTACTTAGAAGTAACTTATTTTTATAAGACTTCTGAAACCAAATTAGAAACAATTTAAAATTATTGCAGTAAGTTTTGTATGTAGTCCCCCAAGTATCCCAATTACTGCTCTTACAACTATTTAAATACTCCAAATAAATTTCCACATTTTCTTTTTTTAGATTTTCTAAAATCATTAATTGCATAATTAAAACCTCCTGTTTTTGATAAGTTAATTATACAATTCTTGAAATAATGGAAAATTTAATTACATTGAAGGAAAATAAAACTAAAATCAGTTTTACTCCTATTTCAAATGTCAACCTAGATAATAT